CTGATCCTCCCTGGGCCCGAACCGGGGCATAAAGTCGGCCGGCTTGTACGGCCGCCGACCCTTGCGCCGGCTCGTATTGGCCATCGTCGCCGCCACGGTCCCCGCCCGCAGGTCGGCCCGCTCCTCGCCGAACGGCTCCAGGTCATAATAGACCGCCCACTCGCTCAGCTCCCGGCTGGAGATCCGAACCAGCATCTCCGCCACCGGCATCCCCAGGGCCAGAGCTAGCCGGAAGTAGAACCTTCGCTCTGGCCGGCCGGCGAGTTTTTTGCCAGCTCCTCCACGTCCGCGTCCGTCAGCCCGCTCAGCCGCTGCGCCGCGCTGGCCACCCGCTCCAGCGCCGCCGCGCTCTTTTTTCCCAGCGCCTCCACGTCGCGGTCGTCGAACAGCCGCCGGCCCTCCTCGTCCACCGCCGCCAGCGACACCAGCCTCGCCCGCACATTATGCAGCTTCAACTGGCGGCGCTTGCCCTGGATCTCGATCAGGCTCGCCTCGTAGCGGTCGCGCTCCGCCCCCGTCAGACCTCGGACCCGTACCTCCCCGCCCCATTCCGGGACGGGCACCACCTCGGACAGAATATCGTCCGCCGTCAGAATCTGGTCCCGTGTCAGGATCGGCATCGTTCCCCCTCTACCCGGCCAGCGTCGGCTGCCCGGTGATCTTGAGCGTCACACTCGCGCTCAGCTTGTCGTCCACCGGCTCCTTCGGCTCGAACCCAGTCACCAGCGCCGCGAACGCCCAGGTCGTCGCCCCCACATTGGGGAAGACGAGCTGGAAATTGCGCACCGTCCGGTTGCGCAGCGCATAGATCAGCCCGCTGGTATAACTGTGCGTCGCGTTAGTGGGGATGAACGAGATCTCGAAACTCACCTCGCCCCCGTCCAGCAAGCCCCCGATGAACTCCTTGTACCCGCCAGTCGAGCTGTGGCTGGTTGCCTCGATTGCGTCCAGCTCCAGCCCCGGCCCGCTGATGTCGGTCACCTCGGCGATCGTCGTAAACGATTCCGGGCTCAGCCCGTCGCCGATCTTCAGCAGCGTCCCAAACGAAGAAATTGCAGATGTCATCTAATCCACCTCCTTAGGTCGTCCGAATCACGCAGAACTTGATCGCCGCGTTGCTCGCCTTGAAATACAGGTAGCCGTCGCTCTGCCGCCACCCGTCCAGCGTGAACGGCCCAAACACCCCGTACTCCCCGGCCGCCAGGCTGTACGTGGTGATATCCCCGGTGCGGCCCAGGCTCGCGTCCGCCACGCTCTCGATAGTCACCGTGTACGGATTAGCCGGGTCGCTATTGTACGCGATGATCAGCTCCTTCCCGGTGAACGCCGTCTGCTCAAAATTCGCCGCGTCCGCCGCGGTGAACGTCAAGTCGGCCGCGTTCGCCGTATAGCTGGAGGCCTTCTGCCCCAGCACCGTCTTAGCCGTATGCGACTGTCGTGCCATCGTCAAACCCTCCTATTTGTGATATACCAACGGCCGGATCTCGGCCGCCGTCCCCATCTCCACCGGTCGCCCGCTCGCGTCGTACACCTGGATCACCGCCGCCGGCGCCGGCGGCGGCCCGTGCCGCGCCTGGATATGCTCGAGCATCGCCTCTTCCCCGTCCAGCGTGTCCCACGGACACAGCCGGCACTGCCACCGCACGTACGCCCCCCACCTCCCCACCGTGAAGAGCTGCTCCGGCTCCTCCACCGGGGCAGTCACGGTTCCCCGCACAACCACCGGCGGCTCAATCGTGGGCGATGCCTCAACCTCTCCCCGTTTCCTCTTCACCATATCCCCTTCCTACTCGTGGTGCCAAATAATGACATCCACGCTCACCTGCCACCGATCTGTCGTCTCCAGCCACGGCACGTCCATCTCATTCTGCGTCATGGCCACCCCTCGGTGAAGCGCCCTCCAACCCTGGAACGCGACCCTCACCGCCGCGGCCAGCGCCCGCGCACTCGAATACGACGACCCCACACAGTCGAACTGGAACCGCGGCCTGGCCAGCCCCGAGTACCCATCGTGGCTATAGTGCCGCGGCGTATCGATCCGCCGGTACGCCACCGCCGGCAGATCCGCATCCTGCGGTATCATCAGCGGATATATCCGCGTGCCCACCAGGGCCGCCACTCCGCTGTTCGCAATCAGGAACGCGTAAATATCTTGCTCAACCGCCACGGCACACCGCCTCGATCTCCGCCTTCAGGACCTCTCCCAGCTTGTCCTTGGCCTCGTTCTCCTTCGTGTCCACCGCCGGCCGCATAAACGGCCTGGCCCTCATCCCCGGGTGACCGATCTTGGTTGTGACCACCTGGCCTTCTTTCCCTTCGAAGGCCATCGCCTGTTTCCGTTTTGGCTTAATGGGATGTGACTGCGCCCCCAGCTCCAGGATCACCAGGTGATATCCATGTTTCGTTGGCCCGATCTCGATCTCGCTCTCGTCGCTGGTCGCCTTGCTGACGCGGGTCACAATCTCATCACTCATGCTGCTGCCAGACAGTCGCCGCATCTCATCGCGCAGAACATTGGCCCCCGATCTCGTAGCGTGGACCATCTTCCGGCGGGCTGCCTTCCCCAGATCTTTCAGCTTCTGCTGCAGCTCCTTGCCCCCCTCGATGCCCGCGATCCTGACCGTCTTGGCCATCCCTACAGCTCCAAAATCTCCCGACACATCAGCACCAATTCCCGCCGCTCGCTCCGCACATGCTGCACGCTCACCACCTCGTACGTCTCGCTCCCGTGCACCACCCGCATCAGCGGCGTAATCCCGCTTCTATACCGGACCCGGATCCGCGTCGTCAGCTCCGCCGTCAACTGCCTGGCCTCCACGAATTCCCTGCCCAGCATCGGCTCCACCGCCGCCCATACCGTCGCGATCGGCGCCCAGCTCACCGTCTCCGCGCCAAACGTGTCCCGGCTGGCCACCTTCGCCTGGATCGTCACCCGCCGGCGCAGCTCCCCCGCGTTCATCTCAAAAATTCCGATCCAGCCACAGCAACGACTCCACCCCAAACGGCAGCTCCTTCGGCACCGCCCCGCTCGTCGCCACCGCCTCCCGGTTCTCGTACCAGTGGGCCGCCAGCAGTTTGATCGCCAGCTTGTACTTCTCCGGCACCGCCGCCGCCGCGCCATACCCCGCCACGAACCGGATCACCACCCCGTTCGCCGACTGCAGCGTCGTCGATGGCCAGGTGTACCCCTCCTTCAGCACAATCCGGCCCGGCTCGCCGTACGTGTCCACCAGGTAGCTGGCCGAAGAGAACGTGTGGCTCACCCCGTCCTCGTCGATGTACGTGATGCTGGTCACCGATTGCAGCGGCGGCCGCGGCAGCTCGATCGTGTCCGACGATGGAAAGGCATCCAACACCAGCTCCCACGTCTGCGTAATCAGCGCCCGCCGGCTGATCACCTCCACCGTCTCCCTGGCCGCCAACGCAAACCCCGTCAGCACCGTGCTCTCGTCGCTGAGATCCACCCGGCACTGCGCCATCACCTCCGCCAGCGTCACCGGCTCGCTCGCCGGCGCTGCGTATAATTTCAGCGCCATCCATCACCCCATGATCACGTGGAACTTGCCGCTCTTGACATTCCCCCCCTGGGCCACCACCACCTTGATCCTGTCGTTGGCCACCACGATCTCATCGAGCACCGGCTGGCCGGCCGCTGCGTACAGCGCCGCGACCCCGGCCGTCGAATGCGTCGCCTGCCGCGGCGCCCGTTTCGTCGACGCGTTCACATTCTCCTCGGCCCAGATCGTCTCTCCTGTCGCCTCTGCCGTGATCGTGACATCCACCCCGTTGGCGAAATCCACCTTCTCGTAGACGATGGACACGATCCGCCCCGTAACCGGCGGCGTGTAACCCGTCCCGTCGCCGTCGGCATTTGTCGTCACCGTCACCGTGTGCCGTTCCGCGTGCATATCCTATGCCTCCTCAGACCTTCCAGGAAGCTTCCGAGCTTCCTGGAAGGTTTTTTTCCTAGTCCGCGTCGCTCCAGGTTCCCACGGGATAGATCGCGATCCAGTATGTCCCATCGATTGCCAACAGGCACACACTGTTCCCTGCGGTCGTATTCAGGATCCTATCCCCCGCCGCGTTGGTCAGCGAATAGATCTGATCGGCAGCCTGCGGGTCAACCATGACATCATCTCCATCATAGTTGAACACGCAATACTGCAGCCCTGCGGCCGCATCCGGCAGCGTCAGCGTCACCGTCAATGCTCCGCTGTTTTGCAGCACCTGCCAGTCACCCTTCATCGCTGCCGTCAGCACTGTGTCGGTCGTGACGATTGTCGGCTCGACGCTAAACGCGGCATACCCGTCCACGTCCAGATCGCCGTTCTCGAGCGTCACGGTTCCCGTCGCCGGCACCGTCATCGTGATATAGCCCGCCGATCCGAACGTGTACGCCGTGACCCCCAGGTCCCACACCACCCGGTTCTCGTTCATGCTGCCCGCGCCGCCGGCGCTAAACCCGCCGGTCAACGTCGACAGCCCGGTGACCGCCGCGGTCCCGCCGATGCTGATCCGGTCCGTGATCGTCACGTCGTCGCTGGCGGTGATGTCGGCGACGGTGAGCGCCCCGGTGACGATAGAGTTGCCGGCGACGTGGAGGTCGGTGTCAACGTAGGCGTTGCCGGACACCTCCAGAAACCCGGCGACAAAGGCGTCGTTGCCGTCGGCGGTGTAGTTGGGCGATGTGCCACAGGGGGCCTCGCAAACCTGGAGATTGCCAGGGCCAAGGTTTAGGGTGCCGGTGGTGGGCAGGATAAAGTTGACGGTTCCGAGGGAGCCCGCCAGGTAGGCATATTGGGCTGTGTCAAGGTAGAGAGTAGTGTCGTTCATCAGCAACTGGCTGGAAATTGCGCCGGAACCGATGTTGACTGTGCCGCGAGTCAGTTCGACGGTGCCGGTGGCTGGGACGGTAATCTCTACCTGGGAGCCACCCCCAGCGATGCCAAGCGTGCCGCCGGAGTCAAAGGCCACGCCGCCCACGGCGGTGAGGGTGCCGGTGACCGTGGTCGCGCCGGTCACCTTGGCCGTGCCGCCGACCGTCAGGTTCGAGGCGGTGCTCACCGCGCCGGTTGTGCCGCTCACCGTGAAATTGCTCGTGTCCACGGTGATGCCCCCGTTGGCCGCCAGGCTGCCGCTCACCGTCAGATCCCCGCCGAACGTCGCCGTCGTCCCGCTCTGGATATCCAGCGTCGAGCCGCTCTCCATCTGGATCTCGCCGCCGCTCTGCGCCGTGAGCTGCATACAGCCCTGCTCCATGTACACCCCGCAGGCCTGCCCCTCCGCCGCCCAGCTCAACCCCGGATCCGCCGGCGCCGGCTGCGACAGCCCCACTACTCCCAGGACCAGCGCCGCGATCACCAACACCAGCGCCGCCGGCCCGCTCCACGTTTTCAGGTGGCCCAGCCACCCGTTATTGCTGTTCATAGATCCCCTCCTCTGCGCACATCAGGCGCGCCTCGTCGATCAGGCGCGCCGCGTCTGTTGATTTCATCCCGGCCGCCGCCAGCGCCTCCGGCGCCGCCCCGGCCAGGTCCTCGATAGTCGCGATCCCGGCCTTCTCCAGCGCCCGGACCTGCCGCGCGGTCAGCCCCTCGATGCTCGCCGCCAGCCTGGCCGCCACGCTCAGCGCCTCGACCCCCGCGGGCGGCGACACCGCCCGCTCAGCCGGGCCAACTACCGCGCGCTCCACCTCGGCCTGCACTGCCTCGGCATACCCGCCGTTCAGCCACGCCGCCGCCGTTGCTCCATCCACCTCGACGACATCCCCCGGCTGCAGCACCCGGCCCAGCGCCGGCCCGGCCGCCCGCGTCTTCATCCGCACCCTCATGCCACCCTCCTTCCGGCTCTGAGGTGGTAGGGGCGGCCATGGGGCCCGCCCCTCAGTGTCCTCAG